AATATGTTAACAAAGTAGGCGGCGAGCAATATCATCAATATGGCAAAATGGGCGACAATGGCACAAACACAAAGTCACCAGTAGCTGGAAAAAATGATATGGGTGGTACTACAGCAAACATATTAAAAGGCGGAACAGAGTCAGGCGTTGAAGCTAACAAAGGTAATCTACATGGTAACCCAGTAAGTGATCAAAATCCAAAAGACATGAGTACAGGTAATGTAAATGTTCCAGGAAATAAGAAAGCACCTGCAATGAAACCACATTCCGCAGGACACGGTGCTGAAAGAAAAGGCAAGCCAGAGTCATCAGACAAAGGTGCTGGAAGCCCATTAAACGGTGCTCCAAAGAGAGCAAAATAATAAGGACTTATAGATGAATTTACTACGAGAGCATTTGACCTTTGACCAAGCAGGAGTTATCGTTGAGAATGCCAACGAAGGAAAAGACTTGTTTATGAAGGGAATTTGTATACAAGGTGGAGTACGCAACGCTAACCAGCGTGTTTATCCTGTAAACGAAATTGGCAGGGCTGTCAAAACTCTCAGCGAGCAGATACAAGGTGGATATAGTGTTCTCGGTGAAGTAGATCATCCAGAAGGCCTCACAGTCAATTTGGATCGTGTTAGCCACATGATAACTGAAATGTGGATGGACGGTCCAAATGGCTACGGAAAAATGAAAATCCTTCCAACGCCTATGGGACAATTAGTAAGAACAATGCTGGAAAGCGGAGTTAAGCTAGGAGTTTCAAGTAGAGGGTCAGGAAATGTTTCAGAAGACGGAAGCGGAAATGTAAGTGATTTTGAAATTATTACAGTAGATGTTGTAGCACAACCTAGCGCACCTGGTGCGTATCCAACTCCTATATACGAACATTTAATGAATACAAGAGGTGGATATAAGGCATATGAATTAGCACAGGCAACTAGAGAAGATAAAAAGGCACAAAAGTACTTAAAAGAATCGTTGATCAATATGATCAATCGACTCCAATAATAGGAGAATAATAATGTTGGATGCACTAAAAACACTTTTTGAGAACAACGTAGTTTCAGAAGATGTGCGCCAGGAAATTGAAGAAGCATGGAACGCAAAGGTGAAAGAAAATCGTCTAAGTGTTACTGCCGAACTTCGTGAGGAATTTGCTCAAAAATATGAGCATGACAAAGGCTTAATGGTAGAAGCTGTAGATAGAATGGTAAGCGAAAAACTAGAAGCTGAAATGGCTGAACTAGTTGAAGATCGCAAGCAACTTATTGAAGCAAAAACCAAATATACTAGAGCTATGAAAGAAAACGCCTCTGTAATGAAGCATTTTGTAACTCAAAGCTTAGTAAAAGAAGTTAGAGAATTACACGAAGATCAAAAAACAATGGCGGACAAATTTAGAATGTTAGAAGATTTTATTATCGAAAGTCTAGCATCAGAAATTAAAGAGTTCCAAATTGATAAGAAAGATTTAGCTGAAACTAAAGTAAGACTGGTTAGAGAAGCTAAAGGACATTTCAAGAAGATTAAAACAAAATTTGTAGAAACAAGTGCAAATAAAGTATCTACGTTAGTTGATAAAGTTCTTAATAAAGAAATTCATCAATTAAAAGAAGATATTCACACTGCACGGAAAAATGACTTTGGTAGACGATTGTTTGAAGCATTTGCAGCTGAGTATGGCAATAGCTATCTCAATGAAAAATCTGAAACATCTAAACTATTAAAAGTTGTTGATATTAAAAACAAGCAATTAATAGAAGCCAAGAAAATTCTTGAGCAAGCTAAAATTGCTACACATAAAAAGCAAAAAGAATTAAAAAGTCTAAACGAATCTATTAATAGGAATAAAATTATTTCCGGATTAGTAGAACCTTTAAATAAAGCACAAAAAGAGCTTATGCTTGATTTATTAGAAAGTGTACAAACAGATAGACTACAAAATTCTTTTGAAAGATATTTACCAACCGTAATTGACGGTAAAAAACCAGAGCAAAAAAAGGCAATTATAACAGAAGGCAAAGAAGTAACAGGCAATAAAACACAAAAACAAGATATGACAACTGGTGCAAGGGATAATGTCATTGACATTCGTAGACTTGCAGGACTTAATTAAGGAGAAATAAGAGATGTCAGAATTATTAGAGAGTCGCTGGCAGGATACTAGAGCTGCACTTCTAGAAGGCCTACAAGGCACGAAAAAAAGCGTCATGGCAACGACTTTGGAAAATACAAGAAAGTACTTAACAGAAAGTGCAACCGCTGGAAGTACAGCAGCAGGTAATATTGCAACATTAAACAGAGTAATTTTACCAGTTATTAGAAGAGTAATGCCAACCGTTATAGCTAACGAAATTGTTGGTGTTCAACCAATGACAGGTCCAGTAGGACAAATCCATACATTGCGTGTACGATACGCAGAAACATTTGATAATGTTACTGCAGGTGAAGAAGCATTATCTCCATTTAAGATCGCAAACAGCTACTCCGGTACTGGAACTGATCCAAATGGTAAGCCAGATGCAACAGCTAACCTAGAAGGTCAAGCTGGCAGAAAAATGTCAATTCAAATCTTGAAGCAAACTGTTGAAGCTAAAACACGAAAGCTCAGCGCTCGCTGGACATTTGAAGCTGCACAAGATGCTCAAGCTATGCACGGAATTGATGTAGAAGCTGAAATTATGGCTGCATTAGCTCAAGAAATTACAGCTGAAATTGATCAAGAAGTTCTACAAAGCTTAAGAACTTTAAGTGGCGCTACAGGTTCCTATGATCAAACAGCAGTGTCTGGT